GGACGATACAAAAGATTGCAGGGCGGATGTTTCTGATACGCGCCAATCACGTACAGTATCAATGCCGTCGATGGCGCCCAAGATACCGCTAAAGATTCCCATAGTTTTTTCCTTTTTAAATTTCCGAAGTTTTCAATGATAGATTAAAATTCAGATTGATAACAGAGACCCATCCGCTGATGGACTGTCCTAAATCTGCCGGTGCAGCGTATGAGTCCGTGCACGATTCCGCTGAAACGTTTAAGACAAAAGTTTTTCCTCGCCACTTAAGGCCTAACAGATTGTTAATCCCTCTAACCAGGATGATGTAAATAAGCCATTCGAGCGGGTATAGCATAGCATCGAGTCGCTTGTCGTTGGTTATGATTTGTATCTGAAACTTTTTTGAAAAGGTCGTGCTGCTGGATGTGCGCAGCAGGTGTGGCGCGGTGGACAGCGACACAATCCGCACTTCTGGATAATCTGCTGTGAGCGTGTTTTCTTTTAGCGGATTGATGTTCTCGCCTAAAAACTTTATTCGATTGCCCGGCGCGACACGATTGCAAAACTCCTCATTGCTTTCCAATAAATCCCACAGCGCATAATAGATTGTGGAGAATGGGTCTCTGGCGTCCATATATGGCTTGTACTCTTCTACCGTCGCCGTGCCAACCAATGATTGATAATGTCCAAGGACACCGTCCCAATAAGTGGATTCTTTCCTGCAAAGTATATACTCTACTCCATCGACAACGTGGATAATGCAATATCCATTATCTATCGCCGAAAACTTAATGATATGAGAATTGTCCCCATCTTTTCTGTACAGAGGAGAGTCCGTATTTGTCAGCGTGTAAGTTCCTTTAATCACTTCGTCGATGTTTCCGCTGACAAAAACTCTCGCAGGCAAAAATCCCATCTCGCCGACGACCGGCTCACCTTCCGCTCCGCTGTCTGTATCCGGCGTGTATATTCCGATGGGTGTGATTGCATTGCCTGTCCAAATCATAGAGCCGTGAGAGATTTTCCATACGCCGTCAAAATAGATTTTTGACAGCCCGTCTTTCCTGCACACATAGAGCGGCTGGCCGTTCCAGATTGCAAACTGCGGGTATAATCCTTCAATGGATTCGACCGCTTCGCATTTTACGTAGAGCAATTTCATTTCATTCCCTTCAGCAGTTTTTGCATTGTTTGCTCTGCATATCTCACCATTTGTAATTTGGTTGTGTCGTTCGGCTCGACAAGGATTTCGCGCTTTGGCAGATGCTTCCCGCCGGTCTGGTGATACGATGCAATTTGTGCAATCGTTGCCGTTCCGCCGCGCGGGTGCGGAACATCGGCAAACCCAACTCCGACACCGTTTTTGTAGATGTCTTGTCTTTGTCCAAGTTTTCCTAATGTTGGAGAGAGCGCATTAAACAGTGTGCCAGTATCACGCAGGATACTTACCTGACCGCCGCCGGTTGCAAGTGCTTTCAGGTATGCTTTCTTTCCGCGTTTGTATCGTCCGCCTTTGCCGTGTCGTCTGCGATAGATGGTCGATGGTTTCAGCGGCGCCCAGTCCCCGCCGCCTTTGGAATAAATGTCGAAGCGCTCTTTCATTTCAGAACGATAATACAACCCCCATTTTTTCCAGCAGTCCTCCCATTCCTCTTGTCCGTACTCAAAAGCCAGCAGTGATTTCAGACGCGGCAGATTTTGCTTGAAAAACTTGATTTGTACTTTAATCACTTGACACCTTTTGGGTAGCAGTCTGCTTTTGTTTTTGCTTTGAGCGCACGCTGGCCGGCAAGAATAGAACGAAGGGTATCATAGACACGACGTCTCTGCCATTGCAGTTTATGCACGACCTGACCTGTTTCCGGGCTGAAATCCACAACACCGCGCGACTCATACAGCCATACGCCGGCCAACGTTGCGGCTAAATTGCGTATGTCTGCCGGAACAGTATCATCAGCGGACGACACAGGCGTCTGATAGATACTGTTAAGCAGGAAACTGTCAATCTCATCGCTTGCCCACGCAATGGCGCGGTCAATCCGTGCGTCAATCTTTGCGGAGTTTTTATCATTGTCAATATCCGCCCACGCACTTACATTGACCGCTCCATATATATCAATGACATCGCTTTTATCGCAGTACATCCTTCCATTGCCTTATTAGACCCACTTACTGATTGTGTTAGATACGCCCGGAACAAACGGTTGATTTGGCCAGATAAAAAACATCTGCGCATCCGTTGCAACCATTCGAAATGGCGCTTCCGGCGCGACCGTGTAATCCGTCGGTGAGTCGAAGTAAATCAGAAAATCATACTCGCCGTTTGGAAACTCATCCGGCCTGAAAAAAACAAAACCGCCCGTTATCTGGTTGCGTGTCAGCGTAATGATGGAGTTGGCAAAATCGCTCGCCGTGTCGCTGAATGTCTTTGTCGTCGGCAGCCACATCTTCAGGGTCGCCTTATCGACGATGCGGATGTAGAGGTTATCGCCCTCGTAATATGTAGTTAGATGCTGGCTCATATTGTCTCCTTACACATATCGCTTGTAGGACAGGAGCGCGCCATTGATTGCAGCAAGCTTATTACCCTCGTCTCCGCCTGTATCATTCAGCGTGCAGGTGATTACAATAGACAGCAGACCGCCCGGCTGCAAGGCAGTGCTTGTGATGTTATAGGTTAGTGTGCTTATCCCATCTGGGATGGTTTGCTCATCATTATTGATAACCGTTATATTGTCCTCGTCAAAAGGATGATAGATTGCCAAGACCTTTAATTTTTTTGACACCGCAGGAGTCCCCTGCATTGCGCAGCGGAATTGCAGCGACATCGCCTCACCAGCCACATAATCCGTTGGGATAGTTAATTCAACAGCGGCCGTCTCTGCGATGCTTGTTGTTTTTGCGTTGGAACTTATCAAAAAACTAACATTATTTGCTGTACTTATTCCCAACGAGTTGCTTCCGGCGGCGCCGAGCGCAGAACGAGTTCCATCGGCTTTGCGAAACTGCACCAATGGAATCATTGACAGGCCGCCAACTTGTGCCAGTTTTGCAGCCGTTACGGAGCCATCTGGCAGTTTTGCAGCCGTTACGGAGCCATCTGCCAGTTTTGCAGCCGTTACGGAGCCATCTGGCAGTTTTGCAGCCGTTACGGAGCCATCTGCCAGTTTTGCAGCCGTTACGGAGCCATCTGCCAGTTTTGCAGCCGTTACGGAGCCATCGACAATGGACGCTGTTTGCAATACGGGATATTGCAGCGCAAACAATCGTTTGAACGTATGTATATTCATATAGTTTCCCTTTCAGATTTTTCTTAAATGGTTGCCTTCACCAAACACCGTGGGCGCAGGCAAAGCGAAAGCGGGTTGCTTTGCGTGTGCAGTCGGATACCCTTGTCCAGCGGCATTCTCTCCTGCTTTGCGTACAATGGCAGGCCGATTGTATTGACGGCCTCAATCATATCCGCCGGCGCAAAGTAGGTTATGAACAAATCCTGCACGCCGACAGGAAATATTCTCGCTTCGTTGGCGTCAATGAAACTTACGCTGCCGATTTTGCCGTAATATTCCTCAAACGTGATTCCGCCAAATTCAAAACCTTTGCGCGTATCAGACCGCAGCATCAAGGAATCCTGATACCTGTGATAGGCGTCCTGCACATAGACGTGTCCAGTCAGAGCGTCAAAAAAGTTCTTGCCGCAGAAGGCGTGCAATCTTGTATAGATGGAGGCGCCTAATGCGTCCTCAATCAATCGCGCGGCCTCGACACATTTGGATAATACGTTGGTCGTCGTTACATCCAGCGCAAAATCAACCGTCTGCTCTACAACGTCAAACTCGTTAAAGAGATTGTAAATAACCGTGCTTCCATCGGCATCAAGGATTTGTCCCTGCAAGGCGCCGATACGCTGATACTCCAGTGTTATCTCGTGATTCTGCCGCATAGCAGCAAGACGATTATTGACAACCTCGGCGATGGCTTCTTCCTGATTTTCCGACCCAAACTTGCGCACGTTTAGAACATCGTCCGCAAGGACTGAATCTTCCTGTTCAATGTGCGGAATCACAAACGCCCGCGCACGCCGTGTGCCGACTTTTGCAACTGTGCCCGCTTGTCCGCGTTTGCTGGTCGGCAGAAGAGCAAGTATGCCGTCCTGCTCCTCAATCACCACCTTGTCGGTCGTAACGCCCTGTTCGGCAAACAGTCTCATTTCCGCGATGCGCGACGGCTTATACGGCAGTTTGTTTATAGCCGCTGTCAGTGATGCGCATCTAAACATATCCTTGTTGAAAACATCCAGTATCATTTTAGACATTTTTTATCTCCTGATAATTTTTTTGTTTTGTTTTGTGTTTTACAAACCTACTGATTGTTTCGTCGGTTCAGCCCGGCAGATAATGCCCAGCGCCTCAAGAGCCGCGACAACAGCCACCACCTTAACAGACAAATTGTCCTTGTCCACGATTGCCGGCCCGCGGACTAAAGCCAGCGCCTTAACACCGCCAACAGCAGCCAGACTTTCTTTGGATACTTTTTCGAGCAGGATTGCCGCAGCCGATGATTCGCTCCCTGACACGACAGGTTCCCATCCGCTTGCATACTTCAGCACCGTCCCAATCTCTAAATCAGCCGTGGCGTTTTGGTTTTGTTTCAGCGTGATTGATTCCCTATTGTAGTTCAGAGGCAGTTCAAACTTCACTACCTCTCCGACTGTCAAACCTTTTACAAGTGCACTCATAATATTCTCCTGTTGTTTTTTTGTTATCGTTTGCTTGCTTCCGCTGCGCGGCGTTCCGCGTCCGCAATCAGCGGATTATAGTTTGTTCTTGTTGGCCCGCCGGACAGTTCCAGCGTCTGTGCGCTGGTGTGTTCCTTGAGAATCACGGGGTCATTCTCTGCAAGGATTTTCACCAGCTCGTCAAAACCATCGTCGCCTTTGGACATCGACAGCTGCAGCGCTCCAGTCTCGACGTACCGTTTAGCAAGTTTTTCTTTGACCGCAGGCGTGATTCGACCGGCAGCAACCAGCGTGTTCAGCTTCATCTCGCGATTTTCAGACGCTAGCCGTACCAGCACAGGGTCTGGCATAACCGGCTCCGGCGCTGACATACTGATTGCATTCTTCTTCTGTTCTTCTTTTGCCGCCGCTTCTACCGGCGTCTCTTTTGTTTCCTGCACCTTTTTGAGCAGCTCGGCCAACGCAGCCAGAATCTGCTCTTCGCTTGCGTCCTCTGCAAGTCCCAGTAGTTTTGCAATTTCTTTCATAGATTTATTCTCCTGATTGAGTTCTATCGGTTCCAAACTTGCAACAAGTTTGAAATTTTCTAAACCCGGAATTGCCGGATTAGTACACAATGCAACGTGCGTGATAGGCCGGATGTAGTAATTGCCCTTGCTGTCCATTGCCTCCTCCGGTGAGAAGATGGACACGTCGGAAGTTTTGGCCAACTTCTCTGCGTCCTCACCCACCAACTCTAATATGCCGACGAGTGAATCGCCGTCGGCGAACATATCCACTACCCATCCCTGATTTTTCGATGGGTCGTCCGCTCCTTTGTGCGTCAGCGGCACGGGCACTTTTAATCCATTATCGCGCCACTGCTGAAACGTACATTCCCAGTGCTTAAGTGTATCGCGCGTAATCTCAAAGGGCTTGCCGTTAAACTTATTGATGTATGTTCCCGTTTTGATTAGTTCCTTGCGAAACTTTCTAACGGGCACATTGTCCTGCAAGGACATCGCAGAGATTGCTATCGACTCATTCGGACATCGTGCATAATACATCGACGCGGAAATTTCCTCTTTGCCGCTGGCCTTCTCAAACTGAAACTTTTTATAGTCGTGTTCTTTCAGCCACCGCTTCGCCTCTTCCGGCGTAAACTTGCCTGCGTCAAAGCGTATGGCCTGCACCTCTACTGTTCCGTCGGGGAGTACGCCCCAGAGGACGTGGATGCCTTTTTCAAACTTGTCGTTCTCACGTCTGATGCGCACGTACTTGTCAGGATTGTTAATCCGAGCGGCATGTTCGTTTGGATACGGCATAAGTTTTTTGCCTTTCTATTTTTCTATTTTGTTCAGTTTCCATCTAACAAGTCAAGAAAAAAATTTTTTTACATCGCCAAAACCATCCCTGGATTGTACGCAAATCCTCTATCGGGGACGGGCTCGACCGTGATTGGTTCTCCATATTCGTCCGTCGTTTCAAAGCGCTTCGGCGGCTCCAGTACGTCCCGCTCCTCAAACAATTCAATCACCGTACACCGGCACGCCCAGCCGTTCGGCGGAAAACTTGTCCTCCAAAACGGATGGTCTTTCGGCAGTGTCGTTCCCTCCATCGCCAGATGTTCCGGGCGCACTCTGTCGTCGCCGACCGTCGTATATTTGTAGCCCCAGAGAAAATCGCCTAACTCATGCCCTTGCAGCCATTTAGCCGCGTGATAGGCCGTCTGCGTCTGCGTCCTGTAGATTGCCTCCAGCTGAAAATTGCTGGTCGGTGTAATCCCTAATCGGTCAAAAGTCTTTCGCAACTCTTTAACACCATCGCGGACGTGCAGACCCTCACTGGTGATTTTTTCCATTTTGCGCAGCAGGCGTGTCTCAATAGCATAACCCGCGTTGGATAAGACCCTGAACGCCTCTGCGTCATACATCTGGCGCAACTGCTCGACTTTTTCCTGCGGAAGGTTTGTCATTTTTCGCAGTACTTTTATTGCTTTTTCCGCTTCCGTCGAAAAAGACAGCGGCTGCGATTCTTTTCTCCAACTCTTCAGGCCGAGCAGGTGTGCGGCTACCATTGCATCGCGCAATTCGTCCTTCCCTTTGAGCAGTTCTTTCAGGATTATCTCTCGCGGATTGAGTGCCGTATTTTTTTTGTACGCGGCCAGAAAGTGCCGCTGCAATCTGAAGCCGATGCGTTCAGCGGCCAGCAGACTTTTCCGTATGCATCGCTCTAACTCCATCTGCCGCTGGATAGCCAGCCGGCGCTCCAGTGGTGAGATTTTTCTTTTCATTCTTCTTTACTTTCCGGCTGTGCTGGATTTGGTACGTCCTTGAGCAATTGCAATTTATCATTCTGCATTCCGGGCACAGATACCTTGCTTGTGTCGTCTTTGTCCAGAGCCGCTGCAACCTCTTTGGATTTTGGTATGCCGATTAAGTCCTTAAGAGAGTCTGTGTCGATTTGGTCAAACTCCTCTGCAAATCCCTGCGGATTGGTCAGGATGGATGCATAGACAGTTTTCAGCATTTGTAATTTTTCATTGACAAGCGGCGCCGATTCCAGCCAGACTTTTCCGCGCATCTGCTCGCCGTAATTGAGCACCAAAAATCTATCTACAACCTCATTGAGCGACTGCACAATCTGCCTGTCGCGTATCTGCGTAATCATTATGGCTATATCGCCGTGCACGCTGGCCTCTGCTTTCGTTCCAAACTCTCCTTCTAAAATCGCCCGCTCCGGCGTAAGCAGAGCGCGCACTTTTAACGTGTCCAGATATTTTTCGCGGTCGACAAACTGCGGCTGTCGTCCGCCGGAATCTTCCAGGATTTCAATTTTCCAGCCGGTTTCATCGGCGCCTAACTCTCCCATCCACGGCGCCACCATCCGCGGCACGCTGGCAGAGCCGCTGCCCTCTAATGCTTTTAGCAGTTCCGCTGCAATCACACCGTTATCGACGTCCTTATCATTGACCTTTGATGTGCCCGGCGGGTAGTGGATAATAAAATGAGAGCCGGCAATTTTTTTATCATACACAGACGCGGTATAATCCGCGGCAATCCATTTGTTTTGTATTTCCCTTGCGTTTTCCAGCAGCGGGCTTCCGTACCATTGCGTTCCTTCGACGCCTAATGCAATGTGCAGGCAATTTTCTTTAGGCAGGATTATCGGTGCTGCATTAAGCGCCGTCTGCTGCTTATAGCCGGCAAAGGCGCCGGTCTGCAAGTCAATCAGCACGATGGTAAAATCCTGCAAAAGCGGCTTAAACTTATCAATCTCAATTCTGCCGTCCACCGCACGCCAGACAACCTCAAAGGGCTGCCAGCCGAAATCAATGCAGCCGGCCATTGCTGACTCAATAATTTTTTGACGATGCCTGACAAAATTGTCCTGCACCGCCTTGACAATTGCATTGTCCACATCGTCGGCGCATTGCACCGTCCATTGACCTGACAGGATTGCAGAGATTGCAACACTGCGTGCCAGTGCAATCGTCGGGTCTTTGCGCATCCGTCGATACTCATTGTAAGACGACACCTCCATTGTTGTCGGCGATAACTCTGCGATGTTGGCGCCATAGGACAGCAATGCATAACTGACAATCTGCGGCGGTGTTTTTTCATTTTGCAAAGGCGTTTTTTTGTTTGCTTTTATCTTTGCCATTTTGTTTGTTCCTCTATAGATAACTGATAATAGGTCGTTTTGGTTCCGCGGTCGGAATCGTCAGGCCGGCGGAAACTGCAATCGTCGGCCTGCTCTGGTCAAGCACAGAGTATATGTTCAAAGGCCATAACTTGTAAATAATATAACCGAGTGCGTCCGTGATATGTCCGATGTCGCCGATGTCGTTGGGCTCGCGCGTGCCCTCCTTATAACTGCGTGTCTCCAAATCAGAGATGAGATGCTCACATTTGGGGTCAATGAAAACGTATCGTTGGCCGGATGCATTGCACAATCTTGCATTGGTCGATGCAAATCGGTTTTGGATGCGCGGATTAGATTTGTCGATGTGCAGTGTTCGCCCTAATCGTTTTAACGGTTCGGATTGCAAAATCAAAATGTAGTCCGTGCTCTCTGCACTGGTTTTTCGAGCGCGGCTTGCGGCGTCGCCGTAAAACTCAAAGCCCCCCTTGTGTGCTGCATACCGCTGCACAAGCACCTCAATCGTCTGCATCGTCGTTGTGTTGCGCAGAAAAATCTCGTCGAACACCTCAAGAAAATCTCCATTGCGATGTGCAAGTACCCAGCACATCGGGTTAACGTTAAAATCCGTGCCAACCAGAATCGGCTTCTGCGGGTCATAAATCACAGGCCGCACATTGTACTCATAGTTAAAAGATGAAAACACAAGTCCCTCTGACGCAAGAAATTCGCCGTCGTACCGCATACGGAAAATGTTCGGCGGAAAAGTTCTTTTGGCCCGCTCGTACTCTTCCAGCGGATAAAATGGATTATCAATGCTTCGCCACTTAATCACGCAGTAGTCAGGGTCGCCGGATTTGGCTCTATCGACAATTTCTTTTTTGAGCCAGTTTAATCGGTAGGGCGTCGATGTTATAAGCACAGGCGCGCGATGCAATCCCGCGCGCCCCTGAATGGCAATCCACGCTTTTTCGGAAAATTGTCCGCCTTCATCTAACCACGCGAAATGATATTGTCCGCCCTCCAGCCCCTCCGGATTATCCGCCGACAGCGTCCATATCGTGCCAAGTCCATAAGGCAGCGTATATTGTTTTTTCGCCTCTGAATAAAACCCCTCAAGGTCAGTCTGCCGAAAGGCCTCGACAAGCGTTGGCATTGTTGCTCTGTTAAGAATTGCATACGTCGGCGCAACGACAAGACCTAATATCTCTTTGACGCCGCTTGCAAGCAATTGTCTTATCTGCTTGATTATCCATAGTGGGCCCATACAGGTTTTTCCGCCGCCAGTACCGGCAATGGCAGCGGTAAATCGAGCGCTGCTCTGCATAACCCGCGATTGTCCTGGGTGCAGAGGAAAAGTTTTTACTCCATCAACTATGGTTCCCCAGCCGGTCTGCATTGGGCTCCATCTCGATTAGGATTCTGATTGGATAAGTCTTTCCAGTTTCGTCCATCGTCTCCTGCTTTCCAACCGGCCCGACGGCGCGGTCAAGCAGTTCTTTGATTGCCCACGGTTCTCCGTCTTTCGCCTTTTGTATCAATAATTTAACGACCTCGCGAAAATCTTTTGCGGTGATGCATTGGAAAAAAAGTGCCTTCAAGGCAACGGAAGAATGTTTGTTTTTTGCTAAAGTGCCAGGCGAAGTTTTTAATTCATCTAACCTCACCGGCAAATTTTTTTCTCTATTGTTTTCTTCAGTACTCAATCCAATCTCTTTCATTTCGATATTCCACCGGTCGTACCGTTCCCTTTTTCTCCTGCCATAGTATCCTTGCACACACGCGCAGCATTTGTTCGCCGCCCTTGCGATACTCCGCAAGGCGGAAATAGAACGGATTGCCGCTGTAAGTTTTTTTCGCCCTGGAAATCAATTTGGTAATTGAGCTCCGGCTGCATTGTACTTGATTTTGCAGAAAATCTATCAACTCCTCTCGCCCTATCTCGTCGTCCTCATCCATCGTTTCGAAAATCCGGCAAAACAAATAACTCACAGAGTGCGTGCTGGCGCGATGGCATTGCAGCCGCGCGGAAAACTCTTTTTCTTCTTCCGTCATTGTTGGCGGATATGGCAGCCGCAGCATTTTTTTAAGTTCCTTAACCGCCTGCTGATTAGTCATCTTCTCCAGATTTTTGACGCCATATTGTGATAATATTTTGAGCACCAAAAATCGTCTCTCAATCGGCGGGAGTTTGCGGCCAACATTTTTTTTCTCACGTTGTGGACTTTGTGTATCCATATATTCTCCCTATTATCATACACAACCCTTGATTTTGTGTCAATAATTAAGTTCTCGACCGCGGCTCTCCACAACAAACGAAACATAAACCAAGAACATAAAAAAAGCCCTGCTGGCTGGCAGGGCGTAAATTGAGAAAAAACTCCTATGACACCAGATGAATCATACCCAAGTCAGTCGGACAAGTCAACAAAATTTTTAGAAAAATCAAAAAAAAATTGAAAAAAGTACTTGACAAATTGTACGGGATGTCGTAAATTATATATAGAGTAATGGAACGAAAGAAACCCAAATACAGGAGAGCCAAACATGGCAAAAGAAGATGCAAAAACCGCATACGAAACGGCCAAAAGCGACATCGCCAACCTGCTCGGATTCTTTGAATGCGAACTGAGCAA